AGCAATTAGAAAGTATATTAATAACACAATAAATTAAAAAAATATGAAAGAGAAATGGAAGAGATATTAAAGTTTATAACAGAAAACAAGTTATCACCAAATCAGATGTTTTTATTATTTAGTATGAGAGAAAGTGTATCAATGCCTTTCATAACTACTAATTATGAATTATCTGAATTGGTTAACAAAGGATGGGTAGTTAATAAAAATGAATTAACACCTAAAGCTTTAGAATTAGTAAATCAATTAGATGGATTTATTAAGAAAGCAAAAAAGAAAACTGATAAAGTTACTATGGGAGATGATTTTGAATCTAACATTAGTAAATACAATCAGATGTATCCAAAAATGAAACTAAAAACTGGTAAATATGCCAGATCAGCAGAGAAAAATCTTGTTGATGGATTTAGATGGTTTTTTGACAATTATGATTATACTTGGGAAGAAGTTCTTAAAGCTGTAGCTAAGTATCTTGATGATAGAGAACAACACAATTGGGATTACACAACTAATAGTCAATACTTTATTAGAAAGCAAAATATTGACAAATCTTGGAAATCAGATTTAGCAGACTGGTGTCAAGCAGTAAGAGATGGTTCTGATGATATAATTGAAAATCATTTCAAAGATAATGTGTTTAATGCTAGGTCATAATATAAAAATTATGTATCTTTGTATTCTTAAAAATCCCAAAATATGTTAGTAAAATTAAATTTCCACAATGTGGATAGGGACCTTACTCACTTTACACTATGACAGAAAAAAGACCTTGGAAATCACAAAAAAAATCTTATGAGGAAGCCTTAAAATACCTAAGTGGTAGACAAAAAGGAATATACACAAGTTTGAAGACTCCATGGAATTCTGTCAATGATAACACTCTAAATGGTTTTGAGTGGCAATCAACAATTGTAATAGGTGGAAGACCAGGAACAGGTAAGACTGCAATTAAAGATCAACTTATAAGAGAAGCTTTTAAATTAAATCCTGCAAGTAATATGCGGGTATTAGAATTCTCTTTAGAGATGGTAGGAAAAACTTCTGCAATTAGAGGTTTTTCAGCTCATGTAGGAAAGTCATATAAGTACTTATGTAGTGCTGATGGCTCAATATCAAATGAGCATTTACAAATGTGTCTTGAATATTCAAAAGAAATGGTTAAGTATAATATTGATATTGTTGAAGAGGCCCCAACAGTATCAGAATTTGAAAAAGCCATTGATTTGTATATGGAAGACTATGCTATATTAATAGAAGGGAAAGATGGTAAGAAAGTAAAAAAGTACCAAAATACTGTTATTACAATTGATCATTCACTTTTATTAAGAAATAGTTCTGGACAAACTAGAAATGACATGTTATATGAACTTGGAATGACCGTCACAAAAATCAAGAGAAAATATCCTGTTATTTTTATTATTTTAAGTCAATTGAATAGATCAATTGATCATCCAGAAAGAAATGAAGATGGTAAGTATGGAAACTATGTCTTAGAATCAGATATCTTTGGAGCAGATGCATTATTGCAACATGCAGATATGGTAATTGGTTTAAATAGACCTGGTAAACAGAAAATCAGATTTTATGGCCCAGAAAGGTATATTGTACCTGATGAACAATTTTTAGTTATGCATTTTCTAAAATCCAGAAATGGTGTTGGGGGTTTAGCATTCTTTAGCACTAGATTTGAAGAAATGAAGATTTTAGAAATTCCAGAACCAGCTAAATATGAAACTAGGGCATCAAAAATGTAGAATTAAACTATTAAAAAATGAGTAAAGTTGTTGGAGTGGATAGAAAAAAAGCAATTTCGGAATTAAGAAAGTATCATCAAGAAACATTTGATGCACTTGGTATTCCTAATGCTATTTATATTCCAAAAATGGCACATTATGTAAAAGGTGTGCAAGGTGTACATATGGGGTTTTTTGAATCAGAAATGAATCATGACCAAGATATATATACTGAGAAAATTAGTATAAATATGGAATCTGAAGATCCGGATAGAACTCTTTATAGAATAAGAGCAAATCCTCACTTTAGAGAAGAATATTTTACACAAGAAACTATAGAAGGAAAGGCTGTAAAGTACTTTGTAGAAGTAGAAGAGATGGAGATAATTCCTAGAGCAACAAAAAAAGTAGCTCAGAGAATTAAAGTGAAGCAAGATCAACCTATGGTAATTGACAATGATCCAGATTTGGATTTACCTATGGAACAAATGACATTAAGAGATTATGCATGTCTTAAGTTAGGTGTACCAGGAAGTTTTAAACCATGGTTGAATGAATTAATTAAAAAATCAAAAAAACAATAGATGGCAAATAGTGTGTTGATAATTGGTGAATCTGGAACAGGTAAATCTACTTCCGGTAGAAATCTGGATCCAAATGAAACAGTGTGGATTAATATAGCTAACAAACCACTTCCATTTAAAGGATGGAAAGGTAAGTATCCTATATTAAATAAGGAGAATGCAAATGGTAGACAATCCATTGCTAATAAGCCAAAAAGTATCATTTCAGTAATGAAACATGTTAGTGCTAACATGCCTGAGATTAAAAATTTAATAGTAGATGATTGGCAATATGCCAGTTCATTTGAATTCTTTGACAGAGCAACTGAAAAAGGATTTGATAAATTTACAGAAATAGGTCAGGGAATTGCACAAATGGCAAGAGCTCCAATTGAATTAAGAGATGATTTAACAATCTTCTTCTTAACTCACTCTGAAGAAAGCCAAGATCATAAAGGAATAAGAAAAACTAAAGCTAAGACAATAGGTAAATTAGTGGATAATGCATTAACATTAGAAGGATTATTTTCTATAGTGCTTTATACCAATGTGAAGAAAGATGTAGATGGGAATGTAGATTATGTGTTTGAAACAAAAAATAATGGAAGTAATACTTGTAAAGCTCCATTAGGAATGTTTGATGCAGATGAAATACCAAATGATTTACAATTAGTGAAAGATGCAATATATAAATTTGAACAATAACTTAAAAACAAGAGAGAATGATTAGTACAAAGGATATCCCTGCGGGGGGTGGAAAAGCACCAAAAACTTTACAACCAGGTAATATTAATATTAAAGTAAATAGAATTTACTTGGAAAAATATGCTTTTGGAGAAAATGCTTACAATGTGATGTTAGATTGTGAAGGTCCTGATTTAGGATCTGATTTTGAGGGATTTTTCATTAATAAAGATAATGAGAAACAAGGTAGATACAAAGGTCAAGTAGGTAGAGTTAGATCTGGTCAATGGGCTTACCAAGATAAAATGCTAGCTGGTGGTATTCAAATCTTAAGAGATGTTGAAATTGCAAAGTTTCTTAAAAACTTAGCAGTTGCTACAGATTGTGTAAAATGGTATGAAGGCCAAAATGATAAACATGAGACAATTGAATCTCTTGTTGAGAAAATGAATGCTGATGCACCATTTAAAGATAAATGGATCAGTACTTGTTTATCTGGAAAAGAATATGAGAACAAACAAGGTTATACAAATTATGATTTGTTTTTCCCAAAATTCTCTAAATCTGGTATACCATTTGAAGCTGAATCTACTGATACAAGTAGAGTATATAAGTTTAATGATGATGAACACATTATCAGAAAGAAAGTAAAAGATGTAGAAGAATTTGCTTCTGCTGATGATGCTGATTTTTCATTAGAATAATAAAATTAAGGGGAGTAGTGTAAATTACTCCCCTATTTATTTCAATCTTATGATAAGAACTGTATTCACAATTGATTCAATTCCAACTACTTGGATATTTGAATATTACTGTAAATTACAAGAAAAATTACATGGTCAAGATGTAAAAATTAATTCTGTATTTAAAGAAGAAAGAACACCATCAATGTGTATTTATTATACAGGTGAAGAATATAAGTTTAAAGATTTTTCATCAGGACATGGTGGTAAAGGTATACATTTAGTAATGTTAATGTATAATTTAGATTATTATGATGCTGTACATAAGATTAATACAGATTATAAAGATAAAATTGAAATAGATGAACATGTTGAGATTAAAAAAATAGCTAGTTATAAAGTTACATCTTACATGAAAAGAAATTGGAATGAACTTGATGCTAAATTTTGGACACAGTTTGGAATAGGATCAGTATTATTAAATAAATATAATGTGATTCCTCTTAGTCAATACACAATGTCTAAAGAAGTAGATGGTGAAATTCAAGAGATTTTTATAAAAGGTCAACATATATATGGTTATTTTAATAATAATGGAGAAATATACAAAGTATATCAACCTCATAGAGAAAAGAAGAAATTTATAAATGTTCTTTCATATGTACAAGGTTCTGAACAACTTACATATACAAAACCATTATTAATTATTTGTTCATCTTTAAAAGATATGATGTCTTTAGAGAGTCTTAATTTTAATATAGAATCAGTAGCACCTAGTAGTGAAAATACTATGTTACCAAAATCAATATTGACAGCTTATTCATTTAAATATAAAGGTATTATGACTTTTTTTGATAATGATGAGGCAGGTCAAAATGCAATGCTTAAATATGAAGAAAAGTATGGAATCCAAGGAATACATTTAAAAATGTCTAAAGATTTATCAGATTCAATAAGAGACTTTGGAAAAAGAAAAACAAAACAATATTTAACACCATTAATACCTAAGATATGAAACTAAGATTAAAACAATTTAAAAATTTTATAAAATGATAAAAATAATAATAGCATTAGCACTTATTGGTGCAGGATTGATTTTATTAATTGATAAAAATAAAAAAAAATAATGAAAGTATTAAGTTTAGATATTGCTAGCACCACAGGTTGGTCATTAGATGATAAAATTTATGGTACTTGGGATTTCAAAACAAAAAAAGATGAATCTATGGGTATGAAACTTATTAGATTTAGAGCCAAACTTAAAGAAATACATGAACTAGAAAAACTAGATATTATAATTTATGAGAGGCCTGCTGGTAGACATGCAAATAGCATTATACATCAAGCAAAACTTATTGCTATATTAGAAGAATTTTGTGAAGAAAACAAAATTGAA